CGGCCATGAGCCGCGCATGATCTCGTGCAGGGTACGGCCGATAGCCTCTGCGCTAGCATCTACATCGATGCGGTTGTCCGCGCTGTAGATGAGCTGGCGGATGCTGTGCGGCTTGACCTTGGAGCGCCGCTTGTATTTGACCGGCAGCCGCGTAGGCTCCTCCGGCTTACGCGCAGCCATAGCTTTCAACAGCCGGTGCGCCTGCCGCTCCAGCGCGGCAACCCGCTCTTCGAGATCCTCAATCTCTTTCTTACGCTTGAACATAATCATCTCCTTTAGCCTAAACTGCCCCAGCTTGAGCCTATGCCGCCCTCGACAAGGCGTTCCGTGGGGGCACCCGGAAACACGTCGAGGTATCCTTGCGTCATATCAGTTTCCATTATCCGCAGGCACTCCTGAGCGTCGGCCGTGGCCGCCTCATCGATGAGCGCATCGTGGATAGTGGATAGGATCTTGGTGTGCCGGTGCTGACCGGCGGCGCGCAGCTCATCGAGAGACCGCTTGTGCCGGGCAATGGCCTTAGCCATGACCGACAGGGCCGCTCGCTGCACGGGGTAGTTGGCGCACTTCGGCAGGTCCGGGAAACGGCTCATGTATAGGGTGCCGCCGTCAACGCAGCGAATGTAACGAGTGTCGCTGGCCTCATCCATCATGCGGTGCCGATATCGGAAGGCGTTGCTGTAGCGGTCGGACCAGAAGTCGATGTACTTTTGCGCCTTGTTGGATGAGGTCCGCATGTTGACTGCCAGCCCGGTCGCGGCCGAGCCGTAGATGATGCCGAAGCTCACGCCCTTGGCCGCCGTGCGGGCAGCCTTGCCCTCCGGCGTGGACTTGTCGATGGTCTTGCCGGCGATAACTGAGGCCACCTCGCTGTGCACGTCGCCATACACTACGTCTTCGAGGAGCTGGTCGTCCCCGGACAGAAGGGCCAGCACGCGCAGCTCGATGCCGCTGTAGTCCAAGCTGACCAGCTTCCGCCCCATCGGCGCTACGAACGAAGAGCGCACGCTGGTGTCCTCACCGATCAGCGTGAGGTCACGCGGGATCTGCTGCAGGTTGGGGCCGGACGACGAGAACCGGCAGGTCTTGGCCGCACCGATATTGAACCGGCACCGCACGCGTCTGTCTGCGTGCTTCTCGGCGTTGGAGATCAGCGGGTGCCCGAAGCTGGTCAGGTATTTAGTCAGGCGTTTGTAGTCGCGCAACGTGTCGAGCAATTGCGTGATCGGGTTCTCGCCCAGCGCTGTGAAGAACTGCGAGCCAAGGCTGTTGAGCACCTCGCTCTTCATCGAGAGCGTGCCGGCCTTCTCGGTGCGCGGCCACTTGACGAGGATGTGGTCGGGCATATGCCGAGCAAAGTAGTCGGACCACTGAATGTCGCTGTTGATGTTCTCGACCTCATCCTCAGACACGGCGTCTCGGATTGTCGCAATCTGCTTCGCCTGTAGGTCAGCCCAGTGGTCGGCCAGCTTCTTGTGTCGGTGCGTGTCCACGAGCATCCCGGTGTCTTCCATCTCGATGACGGCGGGCACCATGCCATCCAGCATGTCCCACGCCTGCAGGTGCAGCTCGTCGGCCCGGTCGTACCAGTGCTGGAACAGATCCCAAGTATCGACCGCATCCTTGTAGGCGTAGTCGAGCTGCGACTGCGTCAGCTCAAGGGCAGCCCAGTTGCTAGCCTGCTCGGTCTTGTCCATCTGCCGGTCGAGATCCCACTCGACCACCTGCTTGAGGCTATACCGCCCGCCGCCAAGGATGGCGCGGCGCAGGAAGCCCACGTCCTTACAGCAGGTGTTGGGCGCACCGGCAGCAATAAACCAGCGCAGCTCGAAGCCGCTGTTGAATACGATCCACCGGCCCCGGTCAAACATGCTGGCGCAGGCATCAAACCCTCCGGGGATTTGATAGAAGTCTACGACAGCACCAGCCGTGCCATCGTGCAGGCTGACCAGCCGGACCTTACCGTCCTCCGGCCGCAGCGCCGTTGTCTCGAAGTCGAGCGCGCAGTAGTTGTCACCGACCCTGTCGAGGTAGGCGGCTAAGTCTTCGGCGTGTGTGATGAGTTTATACATGGCAAAGCGGGGGCGGTGGTAGGAGACCAATCCGCACCGCCCCCTGTCTCCCTACTTCTTCGCGAGCTTTTTAGGCTCAACGCCGTTCAGGAGATCCTCCAACGGCAGGCCGCCGTCGAAGTATGCGGTCGCCGCTTCGCGGGTAACCCAAGCCTCGATTACGAACTTGGGCTTCCAGTTCTTCTGACCCTGCGCCTCGAACTCCTCTTTCTCGAAGCGAATGATCGGAAGGCTCGGCTGCGCCTTGCTGGCATTACCAGCAATGCTGTTCATCACGTCCTCGACAGCGTTCTTTGCCGAGACCGTGTTGGTGGAGAACTTATACTGTTCCCCGGTGCCGTCCAGTGCGATGACGCCAAAGCCACGGGACTGGAACCAGCCCTCTCCCCGACCCTCATTGTAGGGTCCGTGGTCGTCCAGCTCGTCGCGGCTTACTTCCCGATCCTTGAGGAGGTACGGCCACTCGACACGGCCAACAGGTCGTCCGTCTTTCCAGCAGATCCAACCCTTGAGGGCCGTCATCGGCTCGAAGAAGAACAGACGTGCAGGGTCCATGTCTTCCTTATCGCGGCCAGCGCGGTAACGACCAAGCTTACCGGAGAAGTCGATGTAGGTCAGGTTGTCCCGACCCGTGTAGCCGTCCTCCTGCTGGGCGTCGCGGATAGCCTCCGCCAGCGCCTCGTCAGAGAGAACAGGAAGCTCGACCTTGTCGAGGAACGTCGTCAATGCATTACTCATTGTGTCACCTTTCACGTTACACGTTTCACAGTAAGGCGCTCGACAGGAGCGCCCGTCTTCTCGAACGGGGATAGGTTTATCCCCGCCGCCGCAACAGCCTTTTTATCTAGGCTGGTACGTCCCTTGGTCGTGGACAGCGACACCTCGATGTCCCCGACAATTAGTTTGCCTGCACCGCGCAGGCCGGAGCGGAGATCCTCTTTGAGGCTATCCTTCTCCGCCTTGATCTGCTCTTCCATGTCAGCCAGCTCGACGTAGCGAGCGGCCGCCTTATCGAACCCTGCAGGGCGGCGAGCGGGCAGCGGGTTACGCGCCTCAGTCACGCCGCAGGTCTCTGCGAAGGGGCAGTATTTACATTCGCCGGTGCGCTTGCCTTCCCGGTCAATGGTCTCGGCCTTGGTCAGGCCAAACAGTTTCTTGGCGCGCTTGGCATAGGTGTCGAGGATGCGGTCGTCGGCATCGATCTGGAACTCAAACATGCGGTTGTGGTTCGAGGCGTCCACATAGAGCAACCAGCCGCTGCGCAGGTTGTAGCCGGCCTCTTGGTTCAGCAGCGCCATAGCGATGCGGAGCTGCGTGATGTGGGCGGGCTTAGGCAGGCGGCCAGTGTTGGTGCGGGGATCGATGGACTTGATCTCCAGCCCCTCCCACGGCCCGCCGTCGAACGAGATGACACCGTCCGGCGTAGCCGACAGGCGGCGCTTGTCGTCCTGCAGACTGACCTGTAGGTCGCCTACACGCTCGACCGCCACGTCGTTCATCTTGTCGAAGCTCTCTACAACGTAGCGTTCGACGTTGTTGCCACGGCGCGCAAAGCCCCAGTCCTGCGAGGCAGCCAGCTCGGGCTGGTTCTTGCTGTACCACAGCATCCTCATGCAGGCGTCAGCCTCCGAGCTGTTGAGGAACTGGGAGCGATCAAACCCCCAGTCCTTGTCAGCCTCCATGAGATCCCGGCCACGCAGGATGGCATCACGCACACTATTCGGCACAATAGGTCTCCCCACACAGATTGTATTGACGCTCCAGCGCGCCGTTCCAAACGAACATCAGCGCGTAAACGGTCAGTGCCACACCAACAGCTTTAAGCAGCAACATCATCCTGCTCCATCAGCTTGCGGTGCTCAGACCGCTTGTTACCTGCAATACGACCGACGGCCTGAGACAGCGGGTCGTCGCTGGTCAGGATGTCAACGTGCACATGCTCGGTCTGGCCCATGCGGTGCAGGCGGGCGTAGAACTGATCCATGACAGAAGGGGACCAGTCCTCCTCGACCACCACGATGCGGTTGCCACCGTGCTGCAGGTTAAGGCTCACGCCCATCGCAGCGATCTGCCCGACCAGCACGTCGAGGTCGCCGTTGTTAAATGCATCCTGCAGCTCCGACTTGCGGCTGCTGCTGGTGCGGCCGTCGAGGGCATCGACGCGCAGCCCAGAAGCGCGCAGCTCTTCAACAAGGCCGTCGATGACACTGGTGTGCCACGCACCTACCAACAGGGCACCAGCGCCGCTCTCTGCGCGATCTAGGATAGCTGCAGCAGCGGAGCTGATCTTGGCCTCACCGACTTTGCGGCGGGCAGTGGCGATGTGCTCGTCGTTCTGCGAGATAGCCATGTCAATCTGCGCAGCCGACATGCTGGAGAGCTGCTTGAGCATAGCCTTGAAGTCGGCGTCCCCGGACAGCTTGATCTCCAGCCGGTTGATGGTCAGCGGCGGCATGGCAGCCCAGACCTCGGCCAGCTCGCGGCGAACAGCGAGGCCGTCGTTGAAGAGCCAGTCGTTCAGCTCGTCGGTGTGGCGGTTGCCGACCGTCACCATGATCGGCTTGGTCTGCTTTGAGCTGTAATACTTGGCCTGCGTCACGCAGTAGCGCAGGCGAAACTTGTCGAGCGTCTTGCCACCGCAACGCTGCGACAGTCCCTGCAGGTCGGCGCGGCACAGGAACGGGTACAGGTCGTCGTTCCAGCGGGTGCTCGGCGTGCCGGTCAAGAACCAGCAGTGCTGCACGCTACTGGCAAGGCCGCCGCAGCCGAGCAGCGCCTTGGTGCGCTTGGCCTTGATGGACTTGCAGGCGTGCGCCTCGTCGAGGATCAAGGCGCGGGCCTTGAGCTGGGACAGCTCGGCGGCACGCTTGGTCGCGATCTCGTAAGACATGACCAGCGCAGCGGCACCGCCGTCGATCTTGGTCTTGCCAGTCTTGACGAGCTGCGCCTTGTCGCCGGGGAAGAACGCCTCGAACTCGGAGGCCCACATGCGCAGGCTGATCGGCGGGCCGACGATGATGACCTGATCGGTCACCAGCTCGCGAGCCAGCCGGAAGGCTTCGAGGGCGGTCAACGTCTTGCCGCTGCCCATGCCGGAAAAGTTGCCAGCGAAGGAGCGCGCAGCAAGGAACTGCGCGTCTTCGATCTGATGAGGTAATAGCTGCTTTGTCACTTTGTCACCTTACACGTTATCACTGATGTCAGTGCTTTTTAGTTGATATGCTCGAACGGGTCAAGCGGTGCATATTTGCCCAGCATCTCGCGGGCTATCTCGGGGCGGACGCCGTGCTCCAGCAGGAACTCCAGCGCCCGCAGGCGGGTGATCCGCCCTGCCTCGATGTTCTCGATGAGCAGGGCGGGATACAGCATGCTATCGGAAGTCATCATATTTCTCCTCGTCTTCTGAGATGCTCGCGGCGACCTCAAGGTAGTCAGAGATCATGCCGTCGAAGTCGTCGTTGTCCATGATGTCAGCGATGTAGGCTCCGAACTGCCAGACCTCTGACGCAACGTCGGGGTGGTTAATGCTGCGGGACAGGCTGCGCATGGTCGCGCCAATGCTGGGCATCACGGCTTTGCGCGTGAACCAGTCCTTCGGCACGTCGTCGCGCACAGAGCGGGCCAGCGTCAGGGCGGTCTGCACAACTTTCTGGTCGTCGTCCATGTAGAGGTGGATGCTCATTGGTTTGGTCTCCGTTGTTGATGAGCTGAATATAGGGCGTCAGTCACTGATGTCAACCGTGTACAAAACAGAGGTCGAAAGAGTAGTAAGGCTCGGTGAACCAGTACGGGTTGTTCTCGCACTCAAAGCTGGCCCCGACGGCCCACTCGAACGGCCCGCTTTCCCACACGACCCGCCAGTTACGGCCGGTGCCCATGTATTCGGAGTGATCCGGGGTGCAGAGAAAAACCTCGTGGTTGGGGTCCATACCCAGCTCAGCGCAGAGCTTGCGCAACGCCTTATACATACCCTTGGCTGCGGCATGCGGCGTCTTGTAGCTGCTCGGGTCGTAGTCGATTTCGATGGGTCCATATTCAGTTGAGATGTTCATTGGTGGTCTCCTTGGTTGGGTGCCGGGGCCGAAGCCCCGGCGGGTTGGGGTTAATTGCCGTACCGCCTGCGGTACTCGCGCACGCACTCCTGCGCCATCGCGTCGATGAGGCAATCGTACTCCGCCAGCAGCTTGGCGTAGTAGGCGCTGTTCGTGTCATGCAGCGCCATCGCCGCCTTCACGTCCTTGATGGCGTGACTGCGCTCGTCGGCGCTCATGCGGCGCACTTTCTGGTGGAAGTTGAAATTGTGAAGCATGGTGGTCTCCGTTGTTGATGAGGTGAATATAGGGTGTCAGGCACTGATTGCAACCCCCCTAAAAACTTTTTTGTCAGTGCTTGATATCAGGCACTGATGCCATTATGTAGGGGGTGTCGAACAACACAGGAGACCATCGACATGGAACAGCTAGCCCTCCCCACCGATGCCACGCGCGGCCCCAACTGCGGCCTGACCGCCCTCGCCGTTGTCGCCGGCGTCACGCTGGCCGAGGCCACTGCCGCGTATGTCCGCCAGTACCCGCGCTACGTCGGCAGCAACTGGAAGGGCGGCACGCGCTGGCCCTACACTATGCAGGCCGCCAAGCACCTCGGCGTCCGCTACGTCGACGACATGCCGCTCGACACGCGCTGGGCCTGCCGCATCGAGAAGCGCATGACGCTCAAGACGTTCGTCAAGAAGCACGCTCTTCCCGGCAAGCGGTACATGATCCGCACCACCGGCCATGTGCAGGTCGTGCAGGACAACATGGTCATCGATCAGGGCGGCGCCCGTCACATCGACGAGTATTTCGGCGCAGGCAAGATCGTCAAAGACGTTCTGCGCATCCTTCCCAACCACGAGGAGATCTAAGCATGAATATCGACCCCCCAGTATTCTTGGTACGCGAGGCATCAGGTACGTCCGCCCGCGTGCCGCCTCTTCGCAAGCGGCGCTGGGTTCTGCCCCAGCTACCGTTTGCGAAGCGGCCTCCCAAGTCGTTCGCCGGGGCTGAGCGTGTGTGGCTCAGCCTCGGTGACGAGGCCCCGGCCATCGGTAGTGGCCGGCGGCATGTATGGGCCAAGGTTGGCTGGAAGTGGGTGCGCCTGTGCGACAGCATGGGCCACCGGGCCAAGGTCAAGCGCGAGGTGTTTGACAAGGTACTGATCT